CCCGCGCGTAAATTTTTCACTTAAAAAAGGCCGTTTTGGCAGGCAAGCAAAACGCCAGTCTGACAGGAGGAGACCATGAGAGGTGGACATCGAAGAAAACCAACAGCGTTGAAAATTGCAGAAGGCACCGTCAACAAGACTCGGCTAAAGCCGCCGCCAAAACGGCAGCAAAAGGAATTGATTAAACTGCGTTGCCCATTTCCGATAAAGAGCATTGCCGGCCGCAAGTGGAAAAAGGTGGTCGCCGGCTTGACCGCTTTCGGCATCGTCGACGAAATTGACGCTGCGCATCTCGAAGGGTTCTGCCGCGCCTATCAACTTGCAATTGAGGCGGATGAAGTTGTTGCCCGTGAAGGCATGGTAGTGCCCGGATCGATGGGCAACCCGGTCAAGCATCCGGCATTGACGATTTCCAGCGACGCATGGAACAAAGTGCGTCACTTTGGCAACGATCTTGGGCTGACCTATTTGGCTCGCACGCGAATGGACGGCGAGAAAGCGAGCAAGGCTGACGAGTTGGAGGCGAAATACTTTGGGTAAGGCGCCAGCAAAAACCGGCTATTGGTTTGACGAAGCGGCAGCCGACAAGGCCACGTCGTTTTTCTCGGATTGCCTTGTTCATGTCAAAGGCGAAAAGGCTGGCACGCCGTTTCAGTTGCACAGCTCGCATGCTCAGATTGTCCGCGACCTGTTTGGATGGAAGCGACCAAACGGCACTCGCAAATACCGCACAGCATACGTTGAGATCCCGCGCAAAAACGCGAAATCCACACTGGCCGCAGGCATCGCGCTTTACCTGCTGCTCTGTGATGGCGAACAGGGCGGCGAAATCTATTCAGCAGCCAGCACGCGAGATCAGGCGGGGCTGGTCTACGGAATGGCCCGGGATATGGTGCAAAAGTCGCCTATGCTGTCAAAGCACGTCACAGTGCGCGACAGTGTCAAGCGATTGATGCACCGCAAATCCAATTCATTTTATCGAGCCATTTCAGCCGACCATATGGGTGCCCACGGGTTCAATGCCAGCGGGATTATATTTGATGAAGTCCACACGCAGCCGACCCGCGATTTATGGGACGTATTGACAACATCAACCGGCGCCCGCTCGCAGCCGCTGACATTTGCAATCACAACCGCGGGGCATGACCGCAGCAGTATCTGCTTTGAGTTGCATCAATACGCTCGTGGTGTGCGGGATGGCATGATAATCGACGAGCAGTTTTACCCGGTCTTGTTTGCAGCCGATCCGGAAGATGACTGGACTGATGAGGCGGTGTGGGCCAAGGCTAACCCACTGATGGGCGAGGCCGTCAGTCTCGAATACCTTCGCGGCGAATGCAAGAAGGCACTGGAGCAGCCGGCCTATGAAAACACGTTTCGCAACCTGCACCTGAATCAATGGACTGAACAAGCAAACCGCATTATCTCAATGCAGCATTGGGACGCATGCCGCGCGGACGTGACACCGCAGGACTACTACGGCCGCAGGTGTTTTGCTGGTCTTGACCTGTCCAGCACGCGAGACGTGACGGCGTTTGTGCTGGTGTTCCCAGAGGATGACGGTGAATTTACAGTGTTTCCGTGGTTTTGGATCCCATCAGCGAACGTCGACAAGCGATCTGGGCAGGATCAACGAATGATTCGCAACTTCGCTGATCAGGGTTTCGTGGAAATGACCGATGGCAATGAAGTCGACATTTCACACATTTGCGACCGCATCACGTCGATTGTACAGGAGTACGATTGCCAATATATCGGGTTTGATCCATGGAATGCCACGGGCGTCACGCAAGGGCTCAAGGACCGCGGACTGCCGGAAACCGTATTGGTCAAAATGCAACAGTCGTTTGGCACATACAACGAGCCATTTAAGCGGTTGCTGGGGCTGCTATCTTCAGGCAAATTTCAGCATGACGGAAATCAGGTTTTGCGTTGGATGGCGGCAAATGTGGCACACAAGGAGGATCCATCTGGTAATATTCGCCCGGACAAGGGAAAATCTGCTGAGAAGATTGACGGCATTTGTGCAATGCTGATGGGTTTGGCTTTGGCTGGACAATTCAGCGTTGATACGTCGATTTACGACACTGCAGGTTCTGGCATCGTGCTTTTCTGAGGATCGACTGATGGAATTCGGCGTCACAATTTACGCTCAGGCCAGCCCGGTCGCCGCACGATCCGAAGAACACCTGTGGCGCAGCATCGGTTTTGGTGCTGACTACCCGTCAGTCAAGGCGACAAGCGGCGCTCGCGTGAATTCACGCACCGCAATGGGTTATCCGCCTCTGTGGCGAGCAATCAACCTAATTGCAAATAGTGTGGCTGGGCTGCCGTTTGATGTGTACCGCCGACAGCGAGACGGGGGAAAGCGTGCTGACACGCGACACCCCGCGCAATATTTGCTGACCAAAAAAGCCAGCGAATACATGCACGCCTACACGTTCCGTCGCACGATGACAGCACTAGCATTGTTACACGGCAACGCCTACGCATCAATTGATCGCGTGGAAGGCCGGCCTGTGGCGTTGGCAATCTGGAATCCCGCCAATACCATCGTGCGAGTCATTGACGGCGAAATCTACTACATCACGTATTTTGACAATAACCCAGTGCGAGTGCCCGGCCGCGACATGCTGCATATTCGCGGTCTTGGGCCTGATGGAATTGTTGGCTATCCACTGCTTGAGTTGATGGCGGACGCGCTGGGCGTCGGCATGGCTGCCATGGAGTTTGGTGCCCGGTTTTTTGGATCCGGCTCGAATATGTCCGGCCTGCTGATGGTTCCCGGGCACTTCAGCGAGGAGAAGATTCGCAACACGATGCAGGCGTGGGACGCTATGCAAAGCGGGCTAAATCGAGCGCACAAAGTGGCGCTGTTGCAGGATGGCGTGAAGTTTCAGCAACTGCAAATCAGCCCGGATCAAGCACAGTTCCTGCAGACCCGCGAGCATGAAGTGCGGGCGACTGTCGCGAATATCACAGGCGTTCCGCCGCACATGCTCGGCGATTCAACCCGCACGAGCCACAACAGCCTGGAGGCGGAAGGCCAGAGTTATCTGGACTACAGCCTGCAGCCATGGCTTAAGGTGTGGGAGGCTGAATGCAACGACAAACTGTTGGATGAGCGCCAGAAAACCAACGACACGCACTTTTGCGAATTCAATCGCGAGGCGTTGGTACAGATGTCGTTTGAAACAAAGGTGAACGGCATTTACCGACAGCTCGAAGCTGGTTTGATCACGCACAATGAAGGCCGCGCCTTGCTTAACATGCCGAGCCTCGGGGAAGATGGCGAGGCAAGATATCGGCCAGCCAACTGGATGGAAATTGGCAGCCCCGGCGAAGAAATGAGTGAGGGCGAGCAGGTTGATGACACAGAGGAAGATAGCCCAGACGAGGGGGAGGATGACGACATGCCAGAAGAGTCACCAGCCACAGCCGCGCTGCGTCAAGTGGTAACAGCGTCGATTACAAAAGCTGTCACGCTGGAACAATCCAAGGCGTTGCAACTTGCCAATCGGCGGGCGGGCGACTTTTTGAATGGTGTTGAGGAATTCTATGAATCATGGACAGCAAACGCCGTGGCAAACCTTGGGTTGACCGCATCCGGGGCTGTCGACGCCATTTACAGGCACGCCAACGCATCCAAAACAGCCCTGATCGAACTTTCGGGGCATTGCACAGCCGAAACACTGAAAGCTCACGTGTCTGAGCTGGTCGCTACATGGGATGCGCGCCGCGAGTCTCTCATTTCTTCCCTGCTGAAAACGGTGCAAAAATGACAACGAAAATTGACCTTTTCACGCCAAAAAGCATCAAAAATGCAGCAAAATCCGACGATTTTCGCGTGTTTTTGAACCAAAAAGCGGATGAAATTGAGATCCTGCTGTATGGCACAGTCGGCGATTCATACGACGAAGCCGACGCTGCTACAGTGGCTCGCATTCTGTCGGCAAACAAGAAAAAACCCGTAACCATGCGAGTCAATTCATTTGGCGGCTTGGCATTCGATGGATTGGCCATTTACAACACACTGGCAGACCATGAAGGCCCGACAACAGGTATTATTGAAAGCGTTGCCGCATCCGCCGCGTCACTGGCTGTCATTGGTGCGGATCGCGTATTGATGCAGGCCAACGCGGTCTACCACATTCACGAAGGCATCGCCGGGGCTGTTGGGCACAAGGCGGATTTGTTGGAAGTGGTGGATTGGCTGGAAATGTTCAACGATGCTGCTGTTGCAACCTACGCACAAAGGACAGGCAAATCAGCCGAAGAAATCGAAGTTGCGTTGCGTGGCCCGCGTGGCGACGGCACAAAATACAACGCTGCAGAGGCTTTGGAATTTGGTTTCGTTGATGAAATCATTGGCCAGCGAGGCAAAGCGAAGGCAGACACAACGCAGCATGTGACCAGCCGGACGGACCTCGCCGCTCGGGTGCGTTTGCAGCGTCTGCGCAGTTGCTATTGACAGACACAAACGAGTTGCTAACCTGAATACATCAGATCGCGCCCGACAGTGGCTGCGGATCTGGCACGATTGAGCGTGGAACAATCACAGGCGTCAATCACCGCGTTTTCCGTTTCCACATCGGAGAGCCAGTGGTTGACGCCTTTGCGTTAGCCGTGGCCAAAGGAGCAGACATGGCTAACCTCAATGAACTGCGGGCGCAGAAGTCCGCAAAACTGGATCAGGCCCAGCAAATCCTCGCAACCGCGAGCGACGACTCGCCAATTACCGCCGAACAGCAGCAGCAGGCAGAGGTTTACATCGCCGACGCCGAAGCGCTGCAGGCACAGATTGACGCAATCAACGAGCGACAGGCAAGGGCTGATGAAATGGCAGCCCGCTTGACCGCCCTGCGGAATCAGCCCGACAATCGCACCATTCGCCAGATTGTCAATGCCGGCGGCATCACGGCCGGCTTGCATGTTTCGGGTGAGTCAAGTTTTCGGTTGCCGCGCAATATTCGCCGCGTGCCGCTCAAAAACTTCGCCGCAGATGACGAAGTGCCAGCTGACGTGCGTGCCTACCGTTTCGGCATGTGGGCACTCGCACAGATTTCAGCGACCGGATCCATTCCGTACCGCAATCTGGCCGCTGAAACATTCTGCCGTGACGCTGGCCTGTGGAACATTTCTCACGGCGAAGGCGGCGGAGACACGACCGGCGCCGGGTATCTGGTTCCAGACGAATTCAGCCGTGATCTGATTCTTCTTCGCGAGCGGTTCGGCGTTGCCCGGCAGGTGTTCAGCGTTGAGCAGATGGCCAGCGACACCAAAACCATGCCGCGGCAGCAGTCCGGACTGACGGCGTATTTCGTCAGCGAAAACGCTGCCGGCACTGAGTCAAACATGACGTTTGACCAGATCACGCTGGTTGCCAAAAAACTGATGGTTCTGGCTCGCATGAGCAACGAACTGAATGCCGATAACGTGCTTGGGCTGGCGGATCGACTGATCGGCGAAATCGCCTACGCATTTGCCAACAAAGAGGATGAATGTGCATTTAATGGTGACGGCACCAGCACCTATGGTGGCATCACTGGCGTCCGCACTCGCCTCGATGAGTTGACCGCAGGCACTGCCCCCGGGCTGATCCTCGGCAGCGGAAACGCATGGTCTGAACTGACGCTCGCCGATTTTAATAAGGTGATCGGTGGGCTGCCAGCATACGCTGACGTTCCCGGCGCCGCGTGGATCTGCCACAAGACGTTCGAGCACAGCGTGATGCAGAAACTGGCCTACGCTGCCGGCGGTGTTTTGCCGTCAGAAATCGTTGGTGGCATCCGCCGCAGCGTCTTCCTCGGCTATCCTGTGATCACATCGCAGGTGTTCCCGTCGACCGAAGCGAACAGCCAGATCCCGGTTGTGTTCGGTGCGTTCAATCTGGGTGCGAAATTCGGCGCCCGTGGTGGCGAGTCCATCGCCTTCAGTACCGAAGCCACAGTCGGCGGACAGTCGATGTGGGAGCGCGATCAGATTGGCGTGCGTGGTACCGAACGATTTGACATCGTGGTGCACGACTACGGCACCAACAGTGTCGCCGGCCCGATTGTCGGTCTTGAAACTGCTGGCAGCTGACGCAACGCCATGACCGCGGCCGATTCGATGTGAATCGGCCGATTTTTGCAAAAGTCTCTCCTCTGGAGTTTGTGATATGCTGGAACAAAGAGCAGTCAACGACAGTCTGCTGATTTCGCCGCGATCCATGACGAACTCAGCAACAACCACCGCAAACCTCGACACGAAAGGTGCCAACTACGCCACAATTCGCGTTGCGTTTGCATCCGAACTGAACACCAACGCTGTTGGTCCAACGCTGGTTTTGAGTGAGTCTGACGATACCGTCGTGACCAACTTTGCGGCCCTGTCTACTCGCACAGCAGAAGACCTGACCGCCGCCCGTGAAGTCTTTTACGGGGTTGATTTGCGTGGCCGCAAGCGATACCTGCGACTTGCAGTGACGACGGCGACTACGACCAACGACAACGTGACGCTGTCGGCAATTGCGACCCTGAGCGACCTTGAAAACGCTCCGAGTGGCACCACAGGCGTTGCGGACGCTGTTGTGTTTATCTAGTCGAGCAGGGGCTGTCGCTGGCAAACGGCAGCCCCGCTTTTTGGAGGCAACATGAAGCTCAATTTGGGATGCGGACAGCATCCATTGCAAGGCTGGAACAACTGGGACATCAAACACGGAAAGCCATGTTTCCCGCTCGATGTGCCAGATGGATCAATTGATGAAATCCGAGCCAGTCACGTTCTGGAACATTTGACGTTTGCAGATGGCGCAAAGGCGCTGGCAGACTGGGTGCGAGCACTAAAGCCCGGCGGAACTTTGTGGATTGCAGTTCCAGACGTAGATAAGTGTCTGGCAGCAAATGACGGCAAGCGGCTTTTCTATCTGATGGGTGGCCAAACCGATGAACACGACATCCATAAGGCGGCTTACGACGCCGAACGGCTGGATGCAATGCTGGAGGCTGCCGGCATGATTGCAATTGAGGAATGGCAGTCGACCGACAATGACTGCAGCAGCCATTTTGTGAGCCTGAACCGCAAGGCAACAAAGCCCGCCACCGTGGCACCAGCAAAGCCGCGTCAAATCAATGTCAAGGTCGGCGCCTACATCACGCATCCACGATACGAGGCAGTCGCCGCACGTAACATCATCGAAGGGGCACTGAAGCCGCTTAAAATCGACCTTCACTGCTCACAGGGAGTGTTTTGGGGCCAGTGCATGCAACGCATGTTTGAGCATGCTGTGGAAAAAGGTATCGACTGGATTCTTTCAATTGACTCCGACAGTCTGTTCACGACCAAACAACTTCAGCACCTGTGTGACGTGTTCGCCCAAACACCAAACGCTGACGCCATGGCTGCACTGCAATGCCGACGCGGTGGCAAGTATCCATTGATGACCGTTGGGGCAAACAAAGAGCAAGCAGTGCAGGTTGGCGGCTTGCCCATCAAAGTCACAACCGCCCATTTCGGGTTGACGCTGTTGCGAGTCAAGGCGTTTGCTGATTTGCCGAAACCGTGGTTCCACTCAGAGCCAAGTTCCGGTGGCGAATGGAACGATGATCGACTTGACGACGACATCTACTTTTGGCACATCTGGCGGAAAGCCGGCAAGAGCATTTACGTGGCACCAACGTGCCGCATTGGGCATCTTGAAGAAATGGTGGCTGTGTTTGATGACAACCTGCAGCCACAGCATGTTTATGTGCACGACTGGCGAAAGGAGAACGGACTGTGATTGTCATGCTCCGGGAATACAGATCGCACGCAAAAAACACAGTGACGAGCCTCGGGCAAGGGCTGGATGAAATTCTTGTTGCAAAGGGATACGCAAAATGGTTTACGGTCTCACAGGATTCCGCCCAAAAGCCCAGCCCAGACCCAGCCCCACGTTCACAGTTACATCAGCCCCCGCTGCAGAGCCGATTACGCTCGACGAACTCAAAACGCGGCTGAGAATCAGCGGTTGTGATTTCGACAATGAACTGCTCGATTTGCTGAAAGCCGGTCGTGAGCAGGTCGAAGCCGACACGTACCGCAAGCTGATCACACAGACCGTGCGGATGGACATTGAAGATTTTGCCAGTCTCACTGGTCCGATCGAAATTCGCTTGGCGCCAATTCAGTCGATCACCCACGTCAAATACTATGATCAAGACGACGTACTGCAGACCTACGACGCGGCAAAATACTACACAAACCTGACCAGCACGCCGCCAGAGTTGGTGCTGAAGCAATCGCAGCAATGGCCGAACACGGAGGAATATCGGCCGAACAAAGTGCAGATCACAATGGTGGCCGGATACGGTGCCGCAACAGCAGTGCCCCGCGTGGCAAAACTTGCGATCGTCGAGTGGTGCCGCGTGAACTGGGAAGGATGCTCACACGATCTTGCAGCTTATCAGCGGCTGGTTTCGTCCCTGCAGTGGACCGCATATCACAAGGTGTGGACATGAAAGCCGCGTGCCGCCCACGACCAGACAAAAAAATCACAGTGCAGCGACTGACTGGCACTGCGGATGCCGCTGGTCACATTGACGGCAACACGGATGCGAATTGGACAACTTACGCAATTGCGTGGGCGACAGCACAAACGCGAGGCGGGCGCGAATTCTGGAAGGTGCAGCAGGTTGAATCGACAGTGGACACTGTGTTCCGGTGCCCATGGACGCGAGCACTTGAGCAGGCGACGCCTGCTATGCGAATCAACTACGACGGCACGATTTACGAAATTCTGAGTGTGGTCAACGCGGATCTGGCAGACGACATCGTTGAGTTTCAATGCAGGAGGCGGACAACATGAGGCAACCGCCGCCAGTTTCAGGCATCACGTCACTCGTTGCTGCATTGAAGTTGCTCACTAACAGTGTGCCATACAGGGCAATGCAGCCGGCCTTAAATAAGGCTGCGCAGTTTGGGGCAAAGCAAGTCAAGGCATCTGTGCCCGGGCGTTACAAAACGGTACGCAAGGCAATTGGCTGGCGCGCCAAGAAAAAGCGATTCAATCAGGGGCAACCAGGCGCAAAGATAGGGGCGGGGGTTGGGCGTAATCGTGCGACGACACAAAAGGAACGCAAGGGCAGGCCCGGCGTTAGCATCGATGCGGCAAATGTTCATTGGTGGTTTCTGGGAACCAACGTGCGATTCACGGGCACAAAACGGAAGCGAGTTGGGGGCAAACGCGGCCGCAAGGGCTGGAAGGGCAAGGAGACGCGCATTGACACGGGCAAGCCGAAAGCCAATCGCGGCAAAATGCCTGCCCAGTCGGAGCCAATCAGTGTGATAGTGTCAAGATCCGCCGGAGGCATGAAAACCATTATCCGCACATGGGTTGCCGTGGGCATTAAGCGGGAAGCAGAACGAGCGGCAAAAAAGGGGCGGCGGAAATGATTGGCGGCATTCTCAATCTGTTGGTGAACACGCCGGCAATTGCTGCAATCGTCGGGGCACGAATCTACATCAACAAGGCACCACAGCGGGCGGCTGTGCCGTATCTGATTTTGAGTCAGTTGAGCACGGAGGAGTATCTGTCAATTGATAGTACGACCAGCAATCTTCGCGGCATCGTAATGGATATTGACTGCAAAGGGCGCACGTTTCCGGAAGTGCAAACACTGGCAGAGGCAGTGAAAACACAGTTGACAGACTACACGGGAGCGGCTGGCACGTTCACGGTGCGTGCGGCAATCTTCAATGATGAGACTCACGATTATGAGCCGGCCTCCGATGGCTCTGACAATGGCGTGCACGTGATAACCCTTGATTTTGATTTTCAGTACAGCCCATAAGGAATAGCCCATGGCCAAGTTGCCCGTAAAAAACACGATCATCCAGCTCAACACCAGCGGCACGACCTACGCTGCAATTGCACAGGTCACTGGTTTCGGAGTCAGTGGCACCGAAACCGAAACCTACGAATCCCGAACATTGGATGGATCGGTCGGTATTCCGCACGACCCGACGGGATACGCAGAGGGCGGCAGTGTTACGCTGGATCTGTTGTGGGATCCGGCACTTGCAGGGCATCAGGACTTGACAGACCTGATCACGGCCGGGCATTTGACAACCAACGGGTTACCAAACGACAAGACATGGAAGATGATTTTCCCGAACACGTCCAGCACGGAAATCACGTTTGTTTCGGCGGGCATCGGCCTTGAGTTGACTGGCGAAGCGGCTGACGGCCTGCGGGCATCCGTGACGCTGAAGCTCGACGGCATCCCGACCTTCCCTACGTAGGTGATTTATGAAATGCAGAACGACCCGTGATTTGCACGTTGCCGATTCGTGGCAAAGTCCGCTCATCACACTGGTAAACGGCCGGCGGCGCGTGGCTGCCGGCACTTTAATCGACCAACACGAACACCCGGAAACGGATTGTGTTCGGTTGGTCAAAAACGGCGAGGCTGTGCCAATCGACAACGAATGCCGCGTGGCATGTGGCATGAGTCCGCAGCAAATTGACGCAGCACAAGCCGCACAAGACAAGATGCAAGCTCTTTTGACTGGAGGCAGTGACAATGACGCGAACGATATTGACTCCTGAACTGCTCAGGGCGGCGCCAAAGCCAAAGCCGGTTGATGTGGTATTGCCGGAACTCGGGGAAGGCGTTGTGGTGCCTGTGTGGCCGATGACAGCCCGCGAATGGACGCAGTTTCAGTCTGAGCAGCAAGGGCCAGACGGCAAGCCAAACGCCAACGTTAAACTGGTCCGTGAGCGTCTTGTGGTCCGCTGCTGTCGCAACGACGATGGCACGCCGATTTTTACGCGAGCAGATTTCGACGCAATTGGCGGCACAACCGCAGCGATCGTTGAACGGATTGTAAACAAAGCACTGGAACTGTCCGGTGCCCGGGAATCGGATTTGAAGTCCATCGAAAAAAACTCCGACACGACGCAGGGCGGATGACTGCACTGCGTCTGGCGGAACATGTGGCACACACGACAGATGTCGATGGAATGCTTGATAGCATGACCCCGCAGCAATTCATGGAATGGCAGGCAAAGGACCGCGTTGAGCCGATTGGCGGGCGTGGTGCAGCGGACATTCTGGCCATGCTGGCGGCTGTGGTGGCGAATGCTGTCGGCGTGAAATCGACAAGCGGCAATAAGTTGACACCGAATGATTTTGCGTATTGGAAAGACAATCCAGAACCACCTGCCGCTAGTGCCGACGCTGTCGCATTCGCGCTGCAAATGATCGGAGCATCCTTTGGCCGCGTTGGGTGATTTGGTTGTGAATCTGTCGGCGAACACGGCGATGCTCAGCAGTGGGCTGTCTCGGGCAACCGGTATGCTCAGCGGGTGGGCACGATCCGCCGGCGGCATGGTGAGCGGCGCGTTGTCCCGTATGATGTCCTTCAAAGGATTGATGGCGGGATTTGGCGGCGCCGCTGGAGTTGGTGGGTTGATCAAAATGGCGTCCGATGTTGAAACACTGGGTGTGCAATTCCGCGTGCTCACAGGATCCGCTGAAACCGCTTCTGCTCTGATGGCAGATATTCGCACGTTCGCCGCAGAAACGCCGTTTGAGTCGGGGGAGATCGCTGAGGCGGCACGGTCACTGGTGGCCTTCGGAACGCCAGCAGAAGACGCTGTGGGCACGCTGCAAATGCTCGGGGATGTCGCCTCCGGAGTTGGCATGCCACTTGGCGAACTGGCTGAAATCTACGGCAAGGCACAAGTGCAGGGGCGGCTGTTCGGCGAGGACATCAACCAGTTGACCGGCCGTGGTATTCCGATCATTTCCGCGCTTGCATCGACCATGGGTGTGGCTGAATCGGAAGTCAAAAAGCTCGTTGAATCTGGCAAAGTCGGCTTCCCGCAGTTACAGACAGCGTTTCAGTCGATGACGGCGGATGGTGGGCAATTTAATGGACTAATGGAACAATTGAGTGGAACGACGGCCGGCAAGTTTTCGA